TGAAATTCCAATTTTTTGGTGAAATTCCAATTTTTTGGTGAAATTCCAATTTTTTTAGTAAAATTCCAATCGATTGTGATCATAATCGATAAATATTCGGTGTTGTAACATATCTGACCGACCAAAAATCAAATCAATCCCCATGTGATAATTTAACGGTTCCGTTTGTTCTACATGTTTCATGTATTCTTTCTTTTTTTTTTGTGTTTCACTTATTTTTTGAGCGTGGATACTTGGATCCCCTTGACTTAATAACACATTGAAATCTAAATATCCCGATACATTATTTTGATCAGTCGATTTTCCGTACAATCTACCAACATCTGATTTCTGGATACGTGGATTTTCAATCCATGTCACAGCTGTTCCCGTATCAAACAACACTTTGAAATCCTTTTCACCATTTGTCATTACAAAGTAAAACATGGAATTTTCACCGATTCCTTGACTTGTGAATGTAGACATAACCGAGGGAAATAGATTCCATGTACCTACACTACATGTAAGATTGTAACAGTCTAATTCTAGGTTTCTTCGTCCCCTGGGTAGTTGTTCTATTACATTACCGATTGCATTCAAATCTTGAAATTTCCAGTCTTTGAATGTACTTGGATCATATGTTTTGTATTTCGTGATGGGTAATTTCATTTGTTGATCTAATCCAAATACAGTTGTCGACCCTTCTTGAATATCATTATACCATTGAGGATGATTGCAAGAATCATCTATGGTAGAATAACCTATTAAATTTCCAAATTTCACAGAGGGTGTGAAATGAACGAGACCTTGCACAAAATAAGTTTCTACACTACCCGGTGTATCGTTTGTTTCTTTACAATCTTTAGATTTCTCACCTTCAATGACATCTCCTCCATAATTCAAATTGGTGACCAGTAAATTGGGTCCTCCGACTGACTTTAAATTATCGAGTCGTTGTTTGAATACGTTTTTATCATGAGTATCCATCACACTTCCAATATCTATCCACATAGATCCAGTATCTAACAAACTTGATCTAGAATGTTTTCCAAATAATTTACCCATATCATCTTCCATTTGATAGTCTTGGGGTATTTCATATTGTAATGTTATGTAAAATCCCGAATCATCTGAATACATCGGTTTTACTATGACTGGTTTAGTTACAAACTTATAAACAATGTAAATTACGAGAACTACAATGATAACTATTCCGACTTGTTTCCTGTTGAATGTTGGAAACTTGAGTGTCATCTATATATTAACAGTATATATTAAAAAAGAATGATATATCGTATTTACAAGTAAGTACATATTTTTTTGAACACACATGTACTACCGTATTGATTTATACAAACTTACCCTAGTATAGCAAGTGTTTCTTTATAATGTGGATCAATGTAATGACTTACTAATGATAGTGATTTTCGGTCCGTCATTTATGCAAAACGATTTCCTAAATTTCTAAGTCCATGCGCGATATCATGCCCTAATTTATGCCCCCTTGGTGATTCCATGAAGGAGACGGCCGCGCTGGCCGCGCCGGCCAGTGCGGCCGTATTCGATTGACAACAATCATCTGCAGTACAAGTGCTTGGACTGGAACCCGTACATCTTGCTTTAGTATTTAAATGGGGCTTTGTCTTGGAACAACCCTTAAAGTCTTTACAAGATGCATAACAATCATCCGAATTTTTACACAAATTTGTACCAATTTTACATATGGAAAAATCTGTATCCTCCCGTAAACCTGGATTATTCTTGATAGTATTGTATTGTCGACTATTATTATTCATAGTAAAATAGGTATTTCCATCATTTGATACTAAGTAGTCATCAGTAGTACTACATTTATCTATACCTTTCAAAATACTACATGATGAATCTTGACATTGACTAATAGATCTTTCTTCTCCGTCCCAAGGTTCTATATTATTTGACATTAGAAAAATTGCAATCAAAAATACTACTCCCAATAAAATTCCTATTTTCAAATCCATTGTATATATAATTATACTGTAGAAAATTAATTTAGAGTAATTCAATATTTTAATTAATTTAGAGTAATTCAATATTTTAAATAATTTAGAGTAATTCAATATTTTAATTAAATTCTATTTTGTAATCTAACAATGTTCAAAGAATTGTAATATATGATTTTCAATTATTGTACATTGTATTTGATTTTTTGTATTTACGATTTAGTAAGATACATAAATTATCAGAATATAGTATCGTGAATAGCATAAATAATATTAATAATAATAAAAAAACCGAATACATATGTTTTCATGATCTATAATTATAATACGTGTTAATTATTTAAGTGATTTTGTAATATATTTCATAGGGTCAAGGATATAACCTAAGTAAACAGCTAAACCAACTATAATAGCAATAATAACTGAACTCATAAATGGTACCTGATTATGATGAACCATCATATGCATAAACTGACTTTTTAGGGATAATTTAGCGGCTCCATTGGGTGGTTTGATTTCCTCTGGTGTTGCAAATGGTTCTAAAATCAAAGGTAATATAAGATTAAGTAAAACACCCATTATTATAGAATTGATAATACAATTAACATCTCCCATAGTATCTATATATTATAGTAAATATTAAAAAATAAATGAAAATTAATCACCATTGATAATACAATTGATGTTACATTCATACCAAATCTATAAAAGACTTACTATATTTATTTTCAATGTTCACCTTTGAATAGTTTTTTTATATGCGTATTCGGATATTTGTAAGATAAATCCGGTTGATCTTCAATACCATTTTTAATTACATTGTATATGCCTGTGTTTGTATCTAAATCATAAATATCAAAATTATCTTCTAGATCAAAATCATCTGTTCTTGTTGATATATTAATGCTTATACTACCATTACTACCACTTATAATTCTATGAAAGATACCGGCAGGCCAGACTATCATTGCGGGACCATCATAATATAGTTTATCATTCTTATAAACTTTGTCAGGTGTAACAATAAATGATGCTTTTTCTTTAGTGTTTGAGTTGTATACATCTATGTATCGAGTCCCTTGTAATACCATTAAATTATCATCTTGACCTCGATGCATGTACCAAGGCCTTTTTATAAGAGATGTTGAATATCCAGATGTAGACACTTCAATTGGCCCTGGAGATATACTATTTTCTTTGTGAATAACACGATCTATTCCACTAATTTTATTAGGAATATCTGAAGGAACTATTTCATCAAATTTAACACCACTTGTCTTTCTTAAAACTCTCAATGGAATCAATCTATACAATACTGACATTTTGTATTATTGTATTATTTATTTTTGAAATATGAACTTGTAATTCATCCATTCTAAAAAGAGTTTGTTTGAGTATATCAGATTCCTATTTATGATACAATCATCATAATAACTTATTTTTTAGAGTTTACCAAGTAAATAGTTAATTGATTCTTTTTACTTGTTTACTTATTACACTGCATATATGATAAAAGATTTAGTTTCGTTAGATTGTCTATTGATGATTGTTGACTTATCATTTTTATTGAAACAACTTTATTTGTAATAGTATAATGAAACAAATACATCGTATACTTTTATTTTGTATTATCTTATCTATCGTATTGTATTGGTATATTCATACAGATTGTATCTTGTATATTCCTCATTTTTTGTCGGATCATGAAATACAACAACTTCACAAATGTATACATTCGAACCCAGAATCAAAACTTAATCATAATGGATTACTAACTAAAACATTAGATAGACGGATGAATGACTTGTTTTATACACATGAAAAACTACAAAAAATCAGTGACTTGACAGGGGTTCAAGTATATCCCTCCCAAATCCCTTGTGAATATAGACGATACAATCAGTCGCAAGGAATGAGATGGCACAAAGATGTACAATTATACACACAACCTCAATATGAATGTGTGTATACTTTATCTAACACATCGGACAGTACAACCGATTATATCGATGAATGGGGTATAAAAAACAAAGTATGGACTGAACCCAATTCATTAATGATAGTCAAAGCCCGAGGGTTTAATCATGGTGTCAATCCAGTGAATCGAGGTGTTCGTGAAATTATCAAATTGATCTACACTCCCACAAACAAAATCAATCCCTTGAAACGAAGTGAATATTTTCAAGCGTTGAATGGATTCACTTGATGCGTTTCAGGTTTTATATTTTAATCAATAGTTTAATGAAGGTTCTATGGTGAAATTGGTTATCACGCCAGACTTTGAATCTGGTATTCTGGGTTCAAGTCCCGGTGGAACCTAACAGGTCCCATAGCTCAGTTGGTTTAGAGCGTTCGGCTGTTAACCGAAAGGTCGCAGGTTCGATCCCTGCTGGGACCGTCATAGTATCCATTGTTTTTTGTGTAGTTCTCTAAATCTGGTTAGGATACGTTCTCGTGTCATTCCCTTTCTATGTAAAAATTTCTGATAAAATTCATCGAGTGAATACGTATCAATCAAGTATTGTTTCCAATTCAATTTGGGTACGGTTAGATTCGGGTCGAATTGTTTGATTAGTTTATCGATAAAGATATCTTCGGTTCCTAAATTGGATTGAATTTCTAACGGTAACGGTAATTTCACTTGTTCAAACAAAGTAATCCATTCTTGTAGTTTGTCTTGTTTTCGTTTGTGTTTTTTCTGAATGGATTCTACAAGAGGTAATTCATATTTTTCCAAATATAAGATATCATTGTGAATGTCAATAATGGAATCTTGATAGGTTTTCTTCCAATCAATGTGAGAGTCTACCGGACAAGTTTGTTTTTGAATATCATGAATCGTAGATAAAAAGTAAAGAATAAGAGACTCTTTGCTTGAATCGCTCATATCTGGATTCATTCCTAAATAACCGACCAATTTATCTCGATTGGGTTCAATGACTAAATGTCCTTTTCCAACAATATATTCACAAGTGAATGACAAAAATAAAGCCACCTGATACAATTCATTTTGAAAATCAGTTTCATAGTGATCACAAAACTGTTCTATATCTGATTTCTTGATGGTTTGTTTGTTTTTGCATTCAATCATCATTTTGTAAGTTGGAAATACTATGATACGATCACCCGATCCTTTGATATCACTTGTATCTGTGACATAAGCCAAGCGATCAATTTGACGAACGAGTTCATTGGATATTTTGTCTTCAAACTGATCCCCTTTTTCTTTCATGGATTGATAGTGTTTAGGTTGATACACCTCTAATAATTTTTGTTTATCTTCTAAATGTGATTTTTGCTCGGATATGATTGTTTGTTGTAATTCAGTACCTCGTTCAATTCCACGTTCAAATTCGGATTGATTTTTTTCTACTAAGATTTCATACTTGGTTCGATAGTCGTCTAATTTAGTTTCATAATCTTGTTTCATAGATTCTTCAGATTGATGTTTTTGTTGAAGAACAGTTTCATACATTTGTTTGTACGTTTCAGTTTCAAGTGAACCAATCGCTTTACCTGAATTGAATGCGTGATTTATTCTTTCTTGAATGTCTTCTGTTTGAGAAAACATCTGTATGAGTTCATCATCTGTTGTTTTGTGTAATTGTAAACGTTCATACACTATTTCACCTAAACGAATGATATACGATTGATGGATGGATGTCACTGTTTCGTACAGTGTCATAAAAAAATATACTATAGTTATATATGAACTTATTTTTAATACTCCTTGTACTAGGTTTATTTTTTATTAGTCTGGGGTATGCAAATCAATTAAAGAAAAATGCTAAAGTGAATACAACAAGTACATCTACGACAACAATCAAATATGTTCCTAGAACTGTGTATGATGATATGGTTATGACCAATTTAGTTTAACGGCAAATACGATAATACATAGATTCTCCACATTTTGTACTGTGACGAACAATTTGACATACATCTCCCACATTCAAACGAATTATTTTGGCGATGATATCTGATTTATGAATCACAGGCATTTGTGTATCGGTAACATTTAATTTAGATTGAATTTGTTTGATTTCTCGTTTATCATAGATAATTTCGTGTTTGGGAACCAATTCATGTTGAAGTACATTGATTTGATACATATCTAAACTGAGTAATACACATTGACGAAACATTGATGGGTTGTACCGTTGCATATCTGATTTCGAGTCTAGTTTGTAAATATAGTTGTCAAGTTCGGGTGAAAGAGTGTATTCCTTACGAATGGAATGTTGAATCATATGATTAATTTTATCTAAACTAGGTGATTGAGGTTCATTCACCAAAATCAACAATGAATCATCGTGTTGTAGATAGTTTGATTGATACAATGCATTGATTTTGTCTACAATTGATTTGGTTGTTTTGGATGATTTACTTCCATTATTCGATAAGTTGTAATACAAGACAACTAAATTGTGATTTTGAATCAATCTATGGGGCAATCTAAGTGTAAATACCATTCCATCTCCCATTGCCGTCAATTCAGGTTCTGAGGTAGAATATACATTGAACATGGCTTCTAAATCTTGAGGTCTCAAATCAGGAATGGTACTCGTATCCCATTCATAATCTTGGTAAATTCCCCGAATGGAATTTCTGGATTTGTACACACGATTGATGACGCTTGTCATTTTATCTAAGTATCTATATTATTCTTTAGTTATTTTTTTCAAATTAATCCAAATAGACTTTTTTGAGAATCAAGTATATATCCGGGGGAAAATAACACATCCAAATTGAGATAATCCAAATAATGTAGATACATCTTATCATAAATGGTATGCCAAAAATAATCGTCCATCCAAAATACAGTGGTTTTGTATGAATCCGCAATCGATTCCAGTATTTCGATTCTTGTCTTTTTTGTGACTGATTGTTTTTCACAATTGACTAACTGTTCTAGTTCACGGATAGAGCATCCTTCCCTATGAATTCTGTGAACGTTTCGTAATCCTCGACTCACTAAATCATTGGATGTTTTGGAAACAAAATCAGGGTGACCCGCCATTGTGATTATCATCATTGTATATTTTTTGTATTTAAGTTGTTTGTAATACTCCATATATGATTTGTAATTCGGTATAATTTCAGACGTATGATACGGTATTACATCTACATGAGAAAAAAAGACCGATGTATTCGGTTTCAATAATTGATACATATACACATGGTCTTCACGTATTTGTCTAAAGATTGATTCATAGAATTTGTAAATGATGGGGGCAATATCGTTTCCGAATCGTAATGTCAAAAGGATAATAAGTTCTTTTTTTCTATGACGATTGTCACGATAGATAGTGACCATTTGATATGTAATACAAATAAAAAGAAAGTATCACAAAGACGAAAGGAAAATAGTTTGGTTGTGTATCCCTCGGAGGTGGTGACGGTGATCGAATAGAATCGGAATCGGAATCAGTCGAATCCATTTTTATGTTTGTTTAGTTTGTATAACTCACTATATCTCTAAATATCTTACAAACGAATATAGCGATCCACTACACTTAAGATCAATAAAATCACAGTTGTCGTAATTACATTCAGGTAGATTTCTTGAGAGTCTTGTTTCGCTTCTTCTGATTTCCATTGAGAACAATCCTGATTGACTTTTTGAGAGTAAGAAAATGTAAACACTAACCAAAGTAACGTTAATAAAGCTATGGTTATATAATGACGACTGTCAAATTGTCCCGAAGATCCAATGAATTGAATTCCTTCAAATACTAATAAGGAATAGATCATCCATAAACATACAGCTAACACAATACCGAATTGAGTTGAATCGGTCTGTTTTACTTTACCAAATAAGGTAGATTGTAAATCAAACAGATTGTAATTACGAATTGTATCATACATGGTGTATATACCGTAACTGATCATAGCATACATAAATACAAAATTTCGAGAATACAAGGCCTTATCTGTACCACCCGCGATCCAATCTCCAATAGGTGATACTGTAAATAATGCGGTGATTCCAAACATCATAATTGACACTAAGTATTTGATTTCCGATTGATACACTGCTTCTTTATTCGTGTTGTGTTTTTGTCTTATCTTTTGAGCACTAAGAAATAAAGATATCGATACAAGAAGGATTGCGACAGTCAATGATATATTCATAGGTGAGAACGATGTTTTCAGGTTGATTCCCAACATGATAATCAAAAATATAGACGGTACAATCAACCAAGCCATATTTCCTCCTTTCGCGTAGTTTTGAAACAAAAAGTAACTATACAATACAAACGCGACAAGAGTCAGTAGTTGTGTAAACGTGTCTCGAGTATTGTACGAGTTTCTTTGAGGTAAAGGTTGTATATCGGGATACGGTTGATATTGTAGTTGATTCATCTATACTACCATAGATATAAAAAATACATAAAATAAGTAAGATATAAAAAGATAGAACAGAATTACGATGAAATTATTGATTTGCCCAGAAACCGATGAGATACGCCAACTGTATAAAAATCATTCCACCTACCATCCAGGTGATTCCGGATTAGACTTATTTGTACCTGAACAAAGAGTCATTACAAGTGGTGATACAGTGTTTATTGATTTACAAATACGATGTGAAATGATTGATGATCAAGGAAAGAATGTATCGTATTATTTGTATCCTAGGTCAAGTTTATCCAAAACACCGTTACGCCTGGCAAACTCGGTGGGTATTATGGATGAGGGTTATCGAGGAAAAGTGAAAATTGCGTTGGACAATATCAAAAGTGAAGATTATCTTGTGGAAAAATACATTAGATTAGTTCAACTGTGTGCCCCTGACTTAAAACCCTTTACCCTTGAGATTGTGGATGAATTATCGACATCCTCTCGAGGGGAAGGGGGATTTGGATCAACGGGAACGACTTTAGTCGAACAAGACTCGATTATAGATTCTACAGATGTGGGTGGTTTAGATAATGAACCTGAATCTTAAGAATCGGGTACATTTTTCTTGTACATAAAATGTTTATTTTGAAGAAAGGGTTTTGCTTCTGAGATTCCTTTCAAGTTTTTAATATTTTTCTGAAACCATAGTTTTAAAATGTTGAATTCTTTTTTAGGTGTAATCGAAATACCATTCAAATGGGTTTGTTTGTATTTGTCTAAAAACAAACTATCTGTAACGAGTTTTAAAAATGCGGTATTCCAAGTATCGTGAATATGTTTTTTAGGTATTTTCAATGAAATACAACTACCGTCTCGATTATGTTTGTCTTCCCAATTAGGAAAGATGCCTTCTTTCATTACAAAAAATAAACAATTGTGAAAATGTTCTCTTTGAATGATATCAAGTAGTAATTTCACATCAAATACGGTTTGAATTTCGAGTAACTTTTTGTAACTGGAATTACTCCAATCATTTGTGTTAATGGAGTGATACCAAAACGTCCATGATTGATGTAATTTTGCATTGGTGGACATTGTTATCGTATCTAAATTTTATTCTTTATATTAGAAAAAAAAAATCTATGGATACTATATAGAGACATGAATTTAGATATTGTAACTGTGTCCATTTTACTCGGATATTTATACACAATGGTATTTGTATTGAAACTCAATGATCATGTTGAAATGGCATTGTTGACCGCTGTTGTTATTTTGTATTTATACATTCGTAACCGAAACAGTCGAATTGAAGGATATCGTTTGAATGCAGAAACCTATGCCCCGGCGGGTGGATGCAGTGGTGACACTTGTACGAAAGGTGAGGTCAAGGCGGTTCCTCAAGAAATTCAAGAAAAGGAAACAAAAGAACCCTCTCAATCGGGAACTCCTCAAAAACTACACACACCTCAAAGTGATCAAAGTGGATTGATGAGTAATTACGATGGCCTTTGTTTACAAACCGGTAATCAAGACCCTTGGATGAAATCACCCTCCAATCTTCCCTTAAGTCCTACTAATGGTCTATACACCCTGTTTGGCTCCACGGCACCAACCAACCCTGTCTTCTCGGACAATTCGGCATTACATGGACCTCCTGTAGACGGTCAACCGGGATCGCCTCAAAGTATGTTTATGTTGGGATACAATAAAGTCAGCCCTGAATGTTGTCCCTCGACTTTTTCAACTTCGACGGGATGTGTTTGCTCTACCCAGGATCAACGTACCTATGTCAAGAACCGTGGAAACAATTCCACCGGTTGTCCCACGATTGTTTAATTTTGTAATCGATTTTGCATACGTTGATATTTTTGGAAGATAAGTTGATCTGTTTCATGTAATCTTTGTAACCGTTCTCTTTCATTTTGTTCTGTTTGTTTTTGTAACAGAGCTCGTTTCTTTGCTTCTTTGTCTGACATGTGATACTGGATGTTAGATCGTTGTGATTCTAATCCTTGAATAGAATTAGATCGTTTCGACAAATCGACACTTTGTACATCGATTAATGTGGGATTTTCATAGGCATCTTTTAAATCACGATATTTCAATCCCCCAGATTCCCCGCTGAAATTTCGGACCTTTTCTTTACCTAATTCCATAATTGAATCTGCCCCTTTGTAAGAGATTTGTTCTGTTGGATCTCTGACAGTAAGTTGTTTGGAAGGTTTTGTTTGAGATTGTTTCATTGCTTCAAACTGACTATTAAATTTGTCCCTTGTATAAGACCCTTTGTATGTAGGTTGTGTCGGGCTTTGAGAATCTTTCATCCACCCCCCGTATCCTTTATCATAAATATCTTCGTCTCTGTTTTCTTCATACATTTTGTTGAATTTGTTTACATCAAAGTGATCTGTTGTTTTGTAGGTTGTTTCACCACTTTGCTTCAAGGATTGTTTTAATTCATGATGATCTTTGTAACCCGATGTTTCCAATTGTTTGGTTAATACAGCATACGCGACAGAGACCTTTTGAAACATCTGGGGATCTCCACCTCGATCTGGATGATGTTGTAACGCCGCTTTCAAATACGCTTTTTTCAAATCAGATTTGGTAAATGAGGTTCCGATATTCAAGATTTTGTGGGGATCGATTGGAGATTTCTTGGATTGTTTGTAATCATTTAGTTTGTTTAGATTTTCTTTGTATTGTTTCGTTTGTAATTGATTGGCTCGTTTCAGTTTTTCAAGCTGTATTTTCACACTGGGATCTTGATTCATCTGACTGTTTTGAATCAACGTTTCGATTTGTTGTTGTTGTCTTTGAATTGTTTTGAATTGTTGATCAATGTAGGTTTGGTACATTTGTTCATTTCCGGTTGAGTTTGTTTGACCCATATTATCATTCTCTTATATTTAATTCTACAAGAATAAACAAAATCTATGGTAGTTTACAAAACTATATCCTTGTATTTCCATGTACAAAAAATCACGTATATAGTATACTATGAACAATAAAAGTAGACAAACTAAAGGTAGACAAACTAAAGGTGTAAAAACCAAAGTAGGTGGAACCCATGGGTTGTCACGAAGACATACACTTGTATCGAGACCTACGTATGTCTCCAGATTAAGAAGACGCAATGCAATACCACCTACACCTAGAACACCTAGACGAAGTCGACGATTAAGACGAACCGAACGAGTGGGCCCCTATCCAGGAATCACAAGTGTACGGATGAAAACTCTAAAAACACCTCTCACTAGAACCAAACGAGTGGGTCCCTACCCTGATTTATCTGTCAGAATGACAAAAGGTGGAAAACGAACTCCAAAGAAACGAAAGAGTAAAAAGAAATCGAAGGTAGTTCAACGGGGTGGCTTTGTTTGTGCAGGTGCTTGTACAGCTGCCGCGGCTACAGCCGCATCCGGTGTCAGTGCTTCCAGTTTAGCCGCTGTTCCTATGACATTCAGTGCTTTAGTCTTAGGATACAAAACAACTCGAAAATCGAAGACATCGAAAAAAAAGACATCGAAATCGAAGACATCGAAAAAAAAGAAATAAATTTATCTATATCATAGATATATGAGTGATTCTAAACGTTTACTCAGTTACTATCAAACTCTTGAAACACAACGGTCGAACCCACTCACTTTAACTTCATCTCAATTTCAAGTATCTCCTCCCTGTAATGCTAAAAATGCGGTATGGGGATCGGAAAAACCGGTTCAAGAAACCTGTCCCCCTCAAAACCTACATCCGGAAGGGATTCCTTGTATGAATATTTGGAATAATTCCACAAAACGTAAAACGATTGTGAATGAAACATATTAAAGTTTGTTTCGTAAGTATAGACAAATCTATGTCTAAACTCAAAGGACGAGAGTATACGTATTATGATCCCAATCACATTCGATATACTAATTTTAATTGTGAAAATCCGAATGTGAAGAAAAAAAAGTATTACCAAGATGATCAACTTGCGATACACAATGATAGGTTAAGTTATATTCAAATCAATTATGGACCGAAATATGTTGTTGTAAAGACACCCCCGATGACCATGCCGTTCAAAATTAATGATAAAACGGGAAGTTTCATTGTAACTCTTCAATTTACAAATTACAAAGATGATGATATCATGAATGGATTTTATGAATTTATACGACACATTGAACAAACTCAAGTCAAACATATTGGATTTGATGAAAGTACGATCGATCGATACAGTTCTCAAATCCGCCGTGATTCTCAGAAAAAATATGATCCCAATTTAGTTGTCAAAATACCCTTTCGATACAACAAATTAGAATGTGAAGCTTATGACAAAGACGGTCATTTAATTAACTTGTTAAATTTGACCCCATTTTCTAAAGTTCAATGTGATATTTATATTGACAAAGTATGGGTATTCAATGACCAATTTATTTGCAAATGGAAATGTCGAACCATTCAATTAGTCTGACGATTGATTCGCGTTATTCACTATAAAATAAAAACCTAGAACAATCAAATGGTAACTATCTTGAAGTGTGATCGTTTGGACTTTTCCAACATTACAATTGAAAAACCAGAGAAAGTAGGTAAGTTTTTCTATTCTAAAATTACCTATGATGAAGAACCTTTGTATATTCAAACGCACAAATTAAACAACTTGAAATCTATGGAATCATTTGATTCTAAAGACCCTTACATTGAATTAGAAGCGACTGACAGTATGTATGATATCATGTCTCAATTAGATCAAACTATTTTGGAATCTACAAATGAAAACTGGGAAACCTGGATGAACAAGAAAATTCCTCTGGATGTATTCAAAGCGATGTATCAACCGATTACAACTCCACCTAAAGCGGGAGATTATCCTCAATTGAAACTCAAACTTCCTGTCAATCGATCTAAATTGTTGACCAAGGTATTCGATGAAAACAAAGTGGATCAACCAATCGAACAATTACTCGATGGATACAGTGTGATATGTATTTACAATATCAAAGGGATCAAATACAATGAAAAAACCTTTCGCTGTGATGCCTATGTGACTCAAATCAAACTTTTCAAACATCCAGTCAAATCTCATGAAATTCCTAAAGAATGTTTGATTGATTCGGATGATGAACCTTCCATCGATGAGAATGATATCATTGATCCAAGAGAATTAGAAGAATTATTGAAACAAGATAAATTGAAAATGCTGTATTCTCAAAAACGAGAAGAACTACGATTGATTGAACAAATTCAAAGTCGCATCCAAAATTTGGATCAAGAAATCCAAGAATTAAACTAATTTTTAGAATATTTTTTTATTTCTGTATAATATATATAGATGAATCTAAAGACACAGAATCTGGTTATGGGTGGTCTTGCTTTAATCGCGGTATTGTATTTGTACAAAACTTTTTTCCTAGCTCCTAAAATGATGACTCAACCCCAAGTAGTTGTAGAAGCTATGGATTCTCAACCGGTCCCGAGCCTTACTCCGGCTCAAACACCGGCTCAAACACCGGCTCAAACACCGGCTCAAACCCCTGGTAAAACTCCAGGTATGATTTCGGGTGTTCCAACTCCAACCGACATGGGTGTTCAAGCTTCCGAAGCCTTAGGGCACAATGAAGTGAGTGCAAGTGTAGAACAAATGAATCGTACTCCTTCCAGCTGTTACCCTCAAAAGGTGTTAACTGCTAATGAATTACTTCCGAGAGATGATTCTGCTGCTATCAGTGATTTCAACCAAAGTTACCCGATTGGTGAAGGTGTTTTACGAGGAATCAATTACTTAAGTTCTGGATATCACATCGGTGTAAACACCGTGGGACAAAGCTTACGTAATGCCAATCGTCAAATTCGCGGTGAACCTCCAAACCCTCAAGTGTCTGTCAGCCCATGGCTCAACACGACGATTGGCCCCGATCTCGAACGCCGTTCCCTCGACGTGACGAGTTCTTGTCCATAAGTTATTTAAACAATTCAATTTAAAATTATGTATATACGATGGATTCCAGTCCTTACAATCGACAGAATCATTTATTGAAACTATCCGATGTTCAATCCATCTTACGAGATCGAGGAATTGAATCTCAACCCTCTAATTTGTCTCTTTATCAAAAGTCTTTTGTTCACGAATCATATCGTACATTGAAATGTTATGAACAGTGGGAACCCGATCCAAGTTGTGTACCTCTTCAAAAAGAATCGTATGAACGATTGGAATTTATTGGAGATGCATTGATTGAAAGTGTGGTTGCCAATTATTTGTATTCTCGCTTTCACGAAATTTATGATCAAGATGAAGGTTTCTTAACTAAATTAAAAACACGACTTGTATGTGGAAAAAATCTAACGTATATTTCAAGTTGTCTTGGATTTCAAAAGTATCTGATGATATCGAAGTCAATTGAAGATAAATATGGAGGACGAACTTATATGAAAGATCACAAGATATTGTGTGATGTATTTGAAGCCTTTTGTGGAGCTTTGTATAAAGATACTTCGAATTATGAACTGGTTCAAAAGTTTATCATTCAGTCGATTGAAGATACGATTGATTTTTCCGAGTTGATTTTGCATGATACAAATTACAAAGATCAATTATCTCGGTATATCAAGAAAACGTATGATAAATATCCAGACTACAAAACAGTGGAAGTCGAGGGTAGACACAAAACTGAAATTTACAATGGACCTGATCTCATTGGAGAATCAACCCATGGTGATAAAAAACAAAGTCAACAAGAGGCAGCTCGTAAAGGGTTAGAGTATTATGGTATCTTAAATTAATATTAAAAATAATATAATATACAAAGTAGAATGGAACCCAAACTCTATGATGTATCTCAAGAAACATCTAATGTAATTCATAGGTTATTTGATGGAGACATTCAAAAACTAACCAAAGAATCGGTGAAAGATGTGTACAATGATCCAACTCATTACGAATTTGTCACAGACTCGGTTGTCAAAGAATTACTCAAAATTATTCGGTATCGTGACGATTCGTCTAAAGATTATCGTATTTTACTCCAAGATTCCACATTTCAAGAAGAACCGAAAGAAATCGAAGATGACGAAGACGATGAAGAAGACGAAGTTGAAGATATCACAAACTATGTTTTGCCTCAACGAAAAGCCTATGTCAAATTTATCAATGAAATGTTGATGCCTCGAATTATTCAAGCCAAAGAATCCGATGAAGTATTGAAAATTTATCAACGCTTTGTGAAAGATTATTTATCTCTCAGTACACCTTACCGTGGTTTGTTAGTGTATCATGGATTAGGAACGGGTAAATCTGCTACGGCTATCTCCACAGCGGAAGGGTTGTCAAATTCACTTTCGATTACAACATTACTCCCCGCTTCTTTAGAAACTGAATTTATTAAAGAAATCAAGTTATGGGGTGATTCTTTTTATAAAGTTGATACAAACAATTGGGTATTTTATCCATTGAAAGAAATCCAATCTGATTTGAAATTACGAAAACAAATCAATGGGAGATTTAAGTTTACTATAGATCGTATCAAACGAGTTTCCACAAGAGCCAGACGTAAAACGATGGATAAATCATTAGATACAGGGTTTTGGATGCCTATTACAGAAACAACTCATTCAAAACCTATCTATACTGTACCGAATGGATTACAAAGCTTTGTTAGAGATCAAGGGAAAGAAACGTCTATTGAGTGTGAATCGTTAATTGAATCTCAAATAGAACATATTCAACTTCAAATCACAGAAACGATTCGTCAAACCTATCAATTTATTCATTACAACCCTTTACCTAAATTAACTGTAGAAAAAAAAGCTTCATACACAGACAATGAAAAACTATCGATTCGGTTATTGAAAGAGTTAGAGAAAAACAAAAAACAATCCATACAGTCTCCATTCAATGAGCAAGTGATTATTATCGATGAAGTTCATAATTTTGTACGTGAAATCTATAATAACAGCGGACCATCACGTCAATATTATGAATGGATTGTGAATTCAGAAAATGTTAAATTAGTATTTTTATCAGGAACCCCGTTGATCAATCGACCCTCTGAGATCGCTATTTTGTGTAATATGTTGAAAGGTGTGATCAAAACGTATACTGTGACAGTTCAACAATCTGTAGATAACTCTACGATTGATGAAACTCTGAAACAAGCATTTTATGCAGACGATTCTCCTGTGGAACAAGTCTATTCACAAAAACGGGAGGGTAAACTTGTCATAAGTTTTATTCAAAATAAACCCAAATTTGAGTCGTTGGTGGATCCCGAAACAGGTATAGTTTATACATACAAACACGGACGACATACATTCGACCAATTTATCGAATTTATTTATGATACGTTGGAATCGATGTTTCAGGGAACTCTTGTTCCTAATCGAACGCAAATCAAAAAACACAAGAACGATATTTTGAAAGGAATCACCCAAATCTTTGATACGCAAATAAATATACCGTTCAATGTCAATCAAAAATTGTTTGAAATTTACAAACGAGATGGAACTGTGATAGATTTGACCGACAATGAAAATTTCATGGATTACTTTTTTGAAACCGATACAAATCAAATCAAGTTATCCAAACGTATCTTGTTGAAACGTATGTTGATGGGTTTGATTTCTTACTATCCTATTGATCGTTCGGCAATAAAAATTATGCCTGAAATTACCAAACCTCGAAACACACTGTATTCTGAATCTCCGTTAGCTCAAAAAATCAATTTAGTTTCTTGTGTCACTAGTTCCAAGCAATTCTCTAAATATGAAGAATCTTGGAAAGAATCCAAAGTGAAATCTATGAAACAATCGTTGTATGGAGATGTCAATCAAGAGAGTTTTGATTACTATATTCGAACTCGACAAGCATGTAATATGGTGTATGAAAATGATAAATTCAGATCGGTGAAATCGAATGCTGAAAATCAACTTGTCATTCAAGAAATGAAACAAATGGAATACTCTTTGATGAAAGAAGCGGGTGTTTTACAGTATGACAAAGGATTGAAAATGGTGTCGCCTAAATTTTATGAGATTATGAAACGAATAGAGGACTATGTGAACGCGGATGGAATTCCGACCGGGAAAATATTGTATTACAGTGAATTCCGCTCGGATGCTGGATCTGAAATATTCGAACAAGTGTTGTTGTCGAATGGATATCAAAAATACGATGGATCGACTGAAACAAAAGGAAAACGATACACATTTATTACTGGATCTGAAGATGAAATCGAACGTAAACGAAATAAAGAAGCTTTCAATGATGTATCTAACAAACTGGGTGATGAAATCCAAATTATGATCATTAGTGGCGCGGGTGCCGAAGGTATTTCATTGACCTGTGTTCGTCAAGTTCATATTATGGAACCTTATTGGAATTATGTACGAATTGATCAAGTGTTTGGACGTGCGATTCGATTAGGATCTCATTTAGATTTACCCTTGAAAGAACGAACCGTGGAACAATACATGTATTTGTCTGTATTTCCAGAAGGTACTTCGATTCGAGAGGTGTACTTATCTTTGAAAGACACGGGAACCTGGGCGGTTCCTCAATTAGATGAATCCGAAGATATTGTGAATTTGTTGTATACAAATCACAAAGATGTGTATCAAAATATCCAAAAAATTATTAAATTAAAAGCCGATACCCAAAACAAAACTGCAGATCAATTGTTATTTCAAACCATGGAAAACAAATACACTATTTCACAAGAAATGATACAAGTGATTCAAGAATCGTCTGTCGATTGTATTCAAAATTCACGGGATAATATTGTGTTGAACGAAGCTTGCATTCGATTTGATGATAAAGTTCAAGGGGAGATGGCTTACTTTCCTGGAATCGACGCAAGTCAATTACAAACTATAGATACAAAACAACTCACCGCGGAATTTATGTATTTTATCAAACCGTCTACCTATGTTATTGGAACAGACAAACAAACATTTGCCTATTATTTCATGAAAGATAAAGATACCAAGGATATTCGGTATATACGTGAAAAGGGATCTTTGATGGGTATTCTCAATCCCTTTTTGTCATTGTACAGTTCGTATGAATTTTCATCCAGTGATTTGGAATCTAAATTAGGAACACAATTTTCACTGTTTCAATATTTATACAAAGTATCCGATAGTCAAATGACATCGATTCAAACAACCCAAATCTTTCCTAAACCTGAATCGATCGATCACTTACTTGGTTACAAAATCAAACACAATACAAGTGAATTGTTTTTTTACTTACCGAATGACAATCGACCCATTCTACGATTGTATGAATATGATATCTGCGAACAAACCGGATTTGTAGTGGATGGATTTACACCCTTGATTTTTCAAGACGATCAGTTATACAGACGTGTCTAAATAACATTTTCGACAAACGGGTTTGTATTTATCTGATTCACCCACATCAATTTGCATATCTTCTTCGGTAATTTTTTTTGAAAATAATGCCGGTGTTCCATCTTGACAGTGGACACACAACGCTGTTAGTAATTGAATTTTATCCGCCATTGGATACAATTTGGGAATTTCACCAAAAGGTTGTCTATGACTATCTCCATTCAATCCAACCACTGTCAGATGTTTTCGTTTGTAATCTACATTGTGTAAAACAAACCTGTACAAATCTGGAAAAAATTGAGCTTCATCGATGATAATATATTCATACGAACTTAAAAACGATTCTTGTATATCTTGCAATTTAGAAACACATATCGAGTCCATAGATACATTGTCATGAGAACAAACAGATCCAGGATTGTATCGTGTATCTAAGTGACTTGTAATCAATAAGACCGATTTTTGAATGACTTGAAGTCGTTTGGCAAGACGAATAATTTCGGAACTTTTTCCAGAAAACATACATCCCACGAGTAAATGTAGAGACATTTTAATTTGATTCTATTTACACTTGTCTCTTTAAATCTCCATCATGGATCTTCGTGTATCAACCATTGTGGGTATCTCTAAATTTTCTCAAGCCGTTGAATTACAAGAGTTGTATGATTTTGTTGAAACTGATTCAAAGATCACATTTATTGAATTAGGAGAACAATACAAAGGATTGATTGATAAAAAAAACTTGAAGAAACGGGAAAAGAAAACCAAAAAGTATTTTTACAATCAAGCTACGTTACATGTTACCATGAAATACAAAGATCTAGACAAAAGAGTGAATGTCAAACTATTCAACAATGGGTCGATTCAAATGACAGGATTGAAATCGGTTGAATTGGGAAAACAAACTTTAGAGTATTTGGTTGAACTTGTGAATGAATTCAAAGAAGATCGAATTACATTGGGTGAGTATTCGATTGCCTTGTTCAATACTGATTTTGATATTGGATTCAAAGTCAATCGAGAAAAACTGAACCGTCATTTGTATTCTTTGGGAATTTACACCTCGTTTGAACCTTGCATTTATCCAGGTGTCAATATCAAATACTATTATAAGACATCGAATCAATCCGGTTTGTGTGAATGTCAACCTATGTGTTCAGGAAAAGGATGTCACGGAGACTGTAAGAAAATTACCATTGCTGTATTCAACAGTGGCAAGATTATTATAACAGGTGGATGTAATTATGATCAATGTTTTGAAGCTCATGAATTTATCAAAAAGATCTTACTTGAGAAGAAAGACGAATTTATAGACAAATAATAATATGTGATATATATATAATGAAAGAATTCATCTGTGTCTGTGTACTACTCGTAGTTGGTTTTTTTCTGTATCGGAAATCAAAGCAAGTATCTCAAGTTCACGTAATCGAAGCGAAGACAAAACTTGTCGAAACACCTCCCAAAGAAACCTTAGAATTGACTAGTAATTTTGTCAAACCAAACAATGCATTCCATCATTTATTCCGGAATGTGTCTCGAAACTTGTCTTCTCAATCCAAACTCAGTTTATCGGGACAAGGGATTGAGCGATTTTACAGTCAAGCGACTGTCGAAGAACCGTTGTACGCCTATGTAAAACAACTCATCGAAAAGGCAATCCAAAAATTTGCGAAACTGAAACCCGGGATAGATTTTTATTTGAAAGATATCACTGAAATTTATCAACAAGTGGATAGTCATGGAAATCAAAGATACATAGCTAAGTGTTTCATTTATGATATACGAAACTTTTATCAACTGAAATTATTAGTTGATGTTATAATCATCAGTGGAACAATGTATGTGAACTATCTGGGAGAAGATTTTTCTTCGGTCAACAATGTATTGAACCGTTACGATTACCGTATCGATGATGCTGGATATATGATGAAACGAAATATGATTCGAGACAATATGAAAGAAATAGTCGACAGTTATTACAAACAATATTACAATATTATAGGATATGATGAATCCCCGATAGATTATAGTCATTACATATCCAAACTGAATGTAGTTCACAACTGTGATATCAGTGAGTTATCCAAATATTATGTTCCTCCTGAGATTCCTAGTTTGTATGATCCACGATTTGGTAAGAAAGATGAACTTTCTTGGAATGAATTTGGAATTCAACAACCCACGGGAGATCGATTTCAAATCAATAACAATTCTACGGTTCGTCAACCAAATATACCTTTAGATTCCCCTGGTTCCAATCCGTATACTCGTTCGTATGAAGGAAATTACAGTTTTTTACAAGGTGTAGGGTTAGGCAATGGAGGAGTGGTTGTCACAAGTAGTCATTTCATGTAGAGTCTGAGTCTGAGTCCTCTGATTCAATGACTCGTTCCACATGATACAAAATGAAATTCAGTATTGTATCTGCATTTTGGTTGGGTAGATTGATTAAACGGGAACAACATTGATTGCCATATTCACGAAATTTGAGATACAAATCAAGTATCTCAGAATGATAGGTCAATTCAATATACAATTGATCGTATTCTTCTACAATCGGAGGAGGGATAGATTTTCCTAGTATCCATTCTTTGTAAATTGTTGTTTGTAAATCATCATAGATATCTTCGGGTTCACTGATCCATCGAATATCGATCTTAGAATCTACCCAAGAAAGTAATTCTTGATACAAATACTCTAGAGTCCAATCATCTGGATCCATTGAATCCATAAATAACTTAAAATCTAACTTCACAATATACTTATTATGGAAGACGAAAAAAAAACGCCTTCAAAACGAGGCCGTAAACCCAAAGCGAAAAAAGAAGACAAAGTGCCTAAAAAAAGAGGGCGGAAACCTAAAAATAATATCATTGTGAATGAGAATCCTCAATTTGAAGGAAATTATGATGAAGATATCACTGTCAAACTAGTGATTGACAATCCCAAACCAAAAGAAGACTCGGGTTTAGATGGATATCAATGTCAAGAAGAATTTCAACAGGTATCGATTCAAACGACCACACGTTCGAGTCAAATATGTTGGAATTGTTCTTATCCTTTAGATCAAAAACTAGGTATGCCAATCAAAAAAATTGAGGGTATTTTTTATACCTATGGTGATTTTTGTTCTCATGGATGTTGTTTACGATATGCGAATGATCATTATTGTGATTCAACTTATTATGAGATTTTATCGAATATTCATTTACAAAGAAACCAATCGGAATCACCTTTGAAATTACCACCGAGTAAGTATTTATTGGATATTTATGGAGGACCTTTGACACGCGAAGAGTATTTGAATGATCAAACAAAATATACAGAAGAATTGTCGAACTGTATTCATTTGAATCATGTCTTTCAGAAAAATGACAAAAAGATTAGTAATACGAATACACTTACAGGTGATTTGAAATTATATCGTAAAAATGCAGTCTTCAAACAAGATATCAACAAATTATTGAATTTGGATTAAAGTTGGATGATATTTAATTTATCACTGATGGTTTTGATCGCGGTAGAATTGTCATTGACAAATCTTCCGGATGGATTGAAATCACGTATACTTCGAAATTGTGAGGGTGGTGGTTTCTTTTTTACGCTGGGTCTCTTTTTGTTTTGTAAATCCCATGAGATATACATCACTTCATCATTGACCCATTTGATTTCAAAGCCTGATTTTTTCAATGAATTCACAAGATAGGTTTTGAGTTCATCATACTTATAGAGAGGTGTACCTATGATAAATCTGGGAACCGAATAGATACAACTGAGTTTGAAATTTTCAGCGTGTCGTTTGATTCGTTTGTGACATTGTTTTAGTACACTTTCATACGTTTTGTACTTAATGGCTCTGTGTTTCAAGACACTATCATACAATTGCGTTACGTTAATATCTGACATTTTATAGTAGTGTAGAAATTAAAATCTAAAAAATAAAACTTAGGAACAAGTAAATGATAGATACACTTATTTTATCCGCCTGTGGTGTCAAAGGGTTGTATTATGTGGGTGTATTTCAAGCCTTACTTAACCGAAAGATAATCAGTCAAACGACAATCCGGAATCTGGTTTGTTGTTCCAGTGGTAGTTTGTTTGGTTTGTTATTTATGTTAAACTATTCCCTTGAGTTTATTGAAAAGTTGGCTTGTTCGATAGATTTTGAATCTTGTTTGGATTATGAAGATTTATCGGATTTGTTTTCAGACCATGGATTATTTTCGATTGACTCTATTATCGATATCTTTGTGAATTGTCTTTATCACAAAGGGTATTCCCGTGATATAACTTTACTCGAACTGTATGAAGCAACTCAAGTGAATTATGTAGTGAAAGTGTACAATTATACACAATCGAAAAATGAATATGTAAATTATGAAACGTATCCAGATATGCCTGTGAAAACAGCCTTATCTATGACTTGTTCGATTCCTTTGTATTTTAAAGCGGTTCGTTACCAAGATAATTTGTATGTAGATGGAGGTATTACAGGGTTGACACCGGAACCAGAGGATCCACGATATGATCATAATTTGACGATTCGTATGTCAAGTCACTGTAGTCATTCAGAAGATACAGTTTCGTATATACTGAATATTTTACAAGTAGGTATTAGAAAACAATACAAACAAACAAATCAAACGATTGTGATCTCTTGTTCGTTAGGATTATCTATGACAGATTTTGATATCAGTGAAGATAGGAAACACCAGATGATCGATCATGCGTATGATATGACACAAATCCATATTGATCGTTATCTTTGACCCTTTATGACTTGTTAACACGGTTTTGTCTTTGTTGCATCTTTATATGCACTGATACCAGCAGATGCAGCACCCGCAGCAGCAACAATAAGACCCACAGGGAATCCCATCGGTATAGCGAAACCGATTGTTACTATCGCACCCAACCCTGCTCCAACAATACCTCCCCAATCCGGTGCTGATTTAGGTTTGGAACAAGGTGTAATATAAGGATTTGTGGCGGCACCTGCTGTATCTTCTCGTGAAAATAATCGTTCCATGGGTCCTAATCCACCCGGAGGATTGGATCCAAAATATTTGAAATAACCAACCCAACCACCCAAGACTTTTTCAGGTAGTGGTTTCCCTATCTCATCTAAACCTAACAAAGTCAACATTGATAATCGAGTATTGAATTCACCCTCAGATGTTCCTGCGATATCATCATTTCCTAAATAATACAATCCAGCAGCTTTGTAAGAAATACCATATCGTGCAAAGATATTGTCTGGATTGATTAATGTTTTTCCATCACTAAGAGTTCCGAACCAATTTTTATTGGCTGTTTCTTCACTGATTCGATTTTTGTCTGGAGGTAATCCAGAGACTCCGACGGCTACAATATATTTATCAGCACCTTGACCTTTTCCATCCCCGCTGTCTACATGCCAAAAACTACTGATTTGAGCATCGGTTTCACATCCACACCAAAATGCGATACGATTTCTCCATTCTAAAGGCGTACTACCCCATTCAGTATTATTGTATTTTTGTTCAAACTTAGATGTAGCTGGATCACTAGTGACTCTATCTGTTCGATCTTGTAACCACGTTTCATAATCTCCATCCATATCTAGTTTGGTGATCTGAATACTTTCCACCATATGTTTTGGCAAAATAAAGTGACGTCCATCGTTGTAATTTTTCCCCGGCACTTTTCTATACAAATGAGGATAAACATAGGTACTGACAAAATCATACAATTGATTCATTGGTAAATCACTCATACTTTTTGTATCTAAAATCCACGATTTCAATTCATATTCCCATCGACTGTCATTCATATAACGATACACATCTTGAATATCAAAGATAGATTTGTATTGAGGACCATACTTTGCATACCAAATTTCAATCGGGTCTGATTTTGATTGAATGAATCGATCATATAACATACTGACTAGAAATTTGATCACAAACAAGATTACGAGGGACAATAGTATCGACAGTATTGTCGTCACATACGTATTTTTATTTACAACCACGACTTTTTGTGGTTGTGTATTATAGTAATAAGGATAATAGGATGACATCTTATACTATCTCATAGAAAAAAAGAATAGGAATTATTCTTCAGGCATAACGGGTTCACCTTCTCCTCCTTCACCCTCATCACCTTCGTCTTCAGGTGCATCATCATCGGCTTCTTGAGCTTCTTGTTCTGCTTCTTTCGCCTCTTGTTCCGCTTGTTCTGCCGCTTGTTCGGCTTGTTCTTTATCACTTGTGGCATCATTCGCTCTTTGTTTTGCTTCATCGGCTTCTCTTCGTTTTTCTTCCGCTGTACGTTTGGCTTGTTCCGCTCTGACCGCTTTTGCTTCTTTACTATTTGGATCAATTTT